CGTAAGATCACGGTATCCATCGACCTTTGGAACGGGGGCTAGTAGCATATCAGTCTTTGGAACCCAAGAACGGAATCTATCCTTCTTGGCAACTTTAGACTCAACCTACATAGCCGTTGTCTTCTGGTCAACGTCCTTGACACCAGGCCATGAACGCAAGATGTTTCGTCTGGTTCTTGCAAGGGACTTGGAGACACACCAAATTGATGGTGTGGCCTCACGTGGACAGTATGGGAGTTCATATGCACGTCTGACGTAGCGTCCGACTTTGGTTTAAATCAAAGCCTCTGCTTAGTCATAAGTGCCAATGCACACCTTTCCCTGTTCACTCAAGTCCTTCCCTGCTCGAGCCATTGTAACGCGACTTCCTGCAGCTTTCCTTTCAGAGCGACCAAGCGCTTCGATTCTTTTATCAGAGGATTGAAGTGACCATGGAGATGAGAAAGAAAATTTCTACATCTTCACGGATTTTCCAACATGGAGAATCTTGGCAGCTTTACGAACTTTCGGGGAAAGCTTACATAGCTTGACGTCACTGCACAGACCTGACCCACCTAGAGACCGTGGGATGTTGAGAATTTGATGAGCTTCAAACCATTGTTTAGACTTTGGATAAAGCACATCGACAACTCGCAACGCACGTTTCTTGGCGGTCACACTCTAGTAGCTCTCAAGGGTCCCTCCTATCGTGAACCATCGTGGTATTGGGCGGTTAGAATTCGGTTGAACTAATCCTTTCAAAGAAATAGTATCAAACCAATGTACTCCGGCCACCGCGACGCGACAGGAAGGTTAATCCTGAAGGGAAACGCCAGGTTTAGGTTTTCTAAGAGACTGGTCTACAGGGACTTCTTTGAGTTTCAGTGAGAAAAGCTTTTCCGTGAAACACCCCGAAGAGGGGAACACGAAATGCTTACCAACTGAAATCTTGCCACCGCACTGGTTAAGAATGTGATGATACTTATCAATCACCTCTTACGGCCAATGCGCAACTAAGTCGTCGCCGCAGACAGCAGCTCTCATCTTGAGATCCTAATCCTGTCCACAACTCTCGTCTATCCAAAACAAGTGAACTAGACAAAGCAAAAACCAAGTCGTTGGGATACCCATAAGTATTCCTCGCTCAGTTATTGCCTAGTCCCCGTTTGGCCAGTTGAGATTCTAGGGTCCCGTAAGCGCCAACAGTGCCGTGATTGCCCAATCTGGTAAAGAACCAGCTTGAGTGATCCCTTTCACCAAAGCCTCAATGAGGTCCAATGGAAGGAGGTCTGATGCCGCGGAAAGATCAGAAGACAACACTTTGTAGTCTTTGAAGTCTTTCTCCGGAAGGTTACGGAAGATCCTCTCAACTGCCGCGTGGTGATCACCGGTTAAGACAGTCTTGAGTCGTGGGTCACTCCAGAGAGAGTCGAACAGTAGTTGTCGGACTTTGTGACCAGCTTGCTATAAGTGATTATCGTGTTTAGACACGATTCTCGCTTTGCAACCTCGTTCTCGAGTCGCGACCACTGTACCTAACGGGGCTTCCTGAATGTTTGATAACACTTCAGCATCTACTTTCGTATGTTTGTAGAGCTGGAGGAATTTCATCCAACCAGGATAGCCTTTAGGGTCTGATCGAGCTTTCTCCACGAGTGCGCGTTCCCCATCGGATAATCGCTCTATTTGCTTTGTGGTACTATGACACCAGACGAATTCATCAGATGTTTCCGTCGTCATAGGAGCTTTCCTTAGTAACCACTCGTTGTCGAAAATCTGCTGGGCTGCACCGCCTTATCGGCGCGTGTAACCGTTGCATGAACCGGAGGAAAATGTTCTTTCGAAGAGGTCAAGGTTTTCATACTTGACATGCTTCTTAGACCATCTTTTGGCAAATGCTGCAGCACGTTTTAAGACTTCGGGTGGCGTACAATGTGGCGTTGTAAGGTCTCTTTGGTGATTGGAGAGGGCCTGCTCGAGCACTGGATCAGTGCCGAGAGGAAGAGCCCTGGCTATCATAGATAGCTAGAGCGCACCCTACCTGCTGGAAACAGCAGACTTCAATTTGCCGTAGAGGAACTTACCGAACACATTGCCTTTGGAGAGCGTGAATTTTGACTTTTCGAGTGCTTAGAGTCTTAAATCTGAGCAATCCGCCTTAATCTTCTTCATTAGGAAGGTAAAGCCGGAGAATCGAGCAGTCTTGATCACCCACGTAGCGAATGAAGCGAGCCCAACGAGAGCGTAGTGTCCTCCTGAACCCGAAATGTCAAGATGACCATACTTAAAAGCAGCTAGACCAGCTAGAATTGCTCTCCAGACCCGATGAAGGTCGAGGAGTTCATTCTTTTTGAACTAGTAGCCCGGTATGGGGGTCTTGATATCGCGCCAGGGGGAAACCTGTGCAGTTTGGACATTAGGTTCGCCGACTAGGTCGGCACTACCTACTGGAATAGTCCCAAGCTTTCGAAGTAATTCGGAAGCGGGGGCAGACTTGCCATGTAGAGTAGATACCACGCAAAGCTTTAGAACCTGCAAAGGAACTTTAGTTCGCTTTTAGTGCATGATCTCTTT